TTAGGCGCCGTAGCCGGATCAGGCGCAAAGGCAGGATTAACCACCTTCTCCGTTCCCGGAACTAGGGCCGCGGCATTGAGGACAGCGATCTGCGCCGTGCGGGGTAGGATACCCGCGGTAGCATTGTTAACGACGGCCTGCGCCTGTGCATCCGGGGTCGCAGACCGCTTGGCAAAATAGGCCGCCACAAGGGGGGCTACGATGCCAAAGAGGGTAAGGGCGTCATTTACAAGGGCGCCCGTGGCGGTAACAATGGAATTGACCGTATCTGGGCTTAATTTGCTGGTCAGCCCGAAAGCTACAATTAGACCACCCAGAAAGCTTGCAATATGCCGCGCTGCGGCATTGACTTCATCTCTGGTCGGAATTGCCATGTTTTGCTCCCATTGGGGCCGCAATATGCCAGATATAAGGCTATTTTACAAACTTCAGTTTGAGGTATCTGGCTAGTAGCCATTCTATACGCGCCCCACCAGAACGCCACCATCCGGCAAGCATATGAATGCCGTCACACTCGCACAATTGGACAAGGTTATGCTGCATAATCGTGGCAAGGGGCAATCCCTCAAGATTCGCGGCGGCCGGATTGTAGACAGAGTACCCATCCGCCCGAAGTCGTTCGGAAGCGTTATGGAATGCATCTCTATTGAGGTTTGGAACACCCCTCATCCTTCCCGCAACGTAAACACGCTCAATCTGTCTCTTCTTTAGTAAAGTTGAAATGTTTTCGGGCTGCTGCTGTGGCACGATTGTCTACCGTACACCTGAATTGAAGCTCATTGCCTTTTAGCCTATAATCTATCTTGTGTATCAAAGCACATGAACAACACTGTTCCTTAAAACCCCTCCAAGGAACAGAAACCCATTCTCCATCATAGACTTGTTCGTAAACCCTTGGATCGCTTCTGGTTACAGCTTTACGAGCTTTCCCCGGAACTGCACGTGATTTTCGTCCCATTTTGTCACAAGCTCCGGATAAAGAAGCTGCCCGTCAAGGAATGTTAACACACAAAAACCGCTTCTCCAGTTGAGCGGATTATCTTCCGTATAATTGATAAAGGTTTTTTGGTCGGTGTCGGCGACACAACCTGTGTCAATCCCATAACGGGTTCCCCCGTAATCTGTAAAAGGGGTAATCTTTTGGCTATGCAAATGCCCCGTCACCATTGTTTTGCCAGCCCACAATGTATTGTTATGGGTGGCGTGAATTCCACCCTTCCAGCGGTGCTTTATGACCACCTCGTCATTGATCCAAACTGACCAAGCTTTGGTCCAGTTTGGGAAATGATCTGAGAGATGAATGCCCTTGATATTGGCGTATTCCGGGGCTACCGCGGCAAGCCTTGTTTCAAACCTCGCATCGTGGTTGCCCATGCACCACCATTTGAGGCAGCCGCGCTTGAGGGCCTGTTCAATCTCATGAAGATGGTTTTGAGCGCATTCTATTTCTTCGATTACGGTGGGCTGGCTTTCCCAGCCAATTCTGGCGTGCCGGGATATCTGCGGGAAATCCAATACATCCCCATTAAGGACGAACGCAGCAGGCTCTAATTCCTTGGCTAGTTTCTTTAGGGCCCGGAGGGCAACACTTTCATAGCCCGGCCACAGATGCAGATCTGAGGCGATAATAACAATGCCATTCTTGATTTCGGCATTGCCCCGGTGGGGGTATTCCTTGGGCTTGCCCTTGGAGGGGGTTTCTAACCCTCCATATATCTTGGCTAGCCTGTTTCGTCTCGCGTAGACGCCCCGCTCGCTACATCCCGCTATCTTGGCGGTTCCGGCTGGGCCATGGTGCCGGAAAATGGAGATAAACTCTTCGTCGGATAGCTTGGGTGTACCATCTGACATTCACCTACCCCATATCCCCCGCGTTCAGGTGAATATGGCACAAGATGTTGTAGTTTCCAACTAGTCACACGCGGAACTATGGCTCATGGAGCTTAGACCAGCCATTGCAGTGGCCGTGCTCATGGCGGCGGATTTGGTCGATCTTGTCGGTCTGACCTAAGAAGACATGACAGGTGGTGAGCACCTTATAGGAGCAGCCCCAATACCAATCCTTGCCGGACAAAGCCCCGGCAAGCCTGATGCAGACAGGCTGTAATTTTTCCATGGGAAGGACCAATTCTATCACCGGTCCATCCCGATAAGGATGGTCAAATCTAATTGGCGGAAGGTCTATCGACATCCAGATTTGCTCCAGAACCATTTACAGCGGATCGCTGCTCGTTAAATTGCTTCTGGATTTTGGTAAAAATAGGGAGTTAGTCACCCGCCGCCTGAATGACGTTCAAAGTAAAGGTCACGTTCGAAGAAGTATTCGAAGACGTTCCCCCGATCACATTTAACCTTACCATACGAACAGGATAGGCGATATTGCCGGTATTATTGCCAGAAGCCGAGGTTAGACCGGAAATTCCGTACCAGTTGCCTGCGCTCGCAGTGAAGGTAGGCAAGGTATAGTCATCAAAGCTTACTTCAACGCTGTAGGTGGTTAATGAAGAACTCGCGACAGTCCCGATACCAATGTTAAACGGGTTCCGCATCACGTCCGGGAAATAGACGCTGCCATTCCAATAGGAATTGTTGGCGGCGTTGATGTTGGACACCGCCGGAGTAACCGAGGAACCATAATTGGACGAATTGAAGTAACTCGAATAACCGGTCGTTACGGTTTGAAAGATAAGACCTGCGCCGGGCATTAAAGGCTTCCTTTATTTGTTGTGGAAGCCTTTCAAGGTCTGGGCAAGATTGGCTTCCCGCCTAATCGTCGGACTAGACGAATGACTAGCTTTTGCCAATTTCTTGGCAGGTATCTTCTGGCCCTGCGGAACACCCAGATGACTATGCAGAGCCCCGGGATGCTTTATAGCCCCTTTGATCCAGTTCTTACTCACCGCCGGGGTTCAACCCGGTGCGCAGTTGATGGGCTTTTGCCTTACCGCCGGGCTTGCTGTTCGTGTTCTCTTGGAGGTAGGCCGAAGAGAACGGGGTGCCGCCCTTGATGGCGCCGCCGCGGGCAAAATGCGTCTTGCTCTTGGAACCACCCACCTTACCGCCACATTTGAAGGCGTTCTTGGTGCTATGGGCTTCCTTCATGATGTGGGTGCCCTGAGCATTGTACTCTTTGGCTTCTTCATGCTCAGACTGCGACGGATGGTCGGTGTCGTTGTTCGGCAGCCCGTCCACCTTGCCATGGTTCACCCCACCACCCCGCTTGAAGTGGTTCTTGCCATGGTGATGAAGCACGGGCTTCTTATTGCCGTGCTTGCTGTGATGTTTACCGGTCTTCTTCATCTCAAGGCTCCTTAGACTGAGCTAAACTGTAAGTTACCGAACACGCCCGTGCTGTTCTGTGTACCAACAGCCGAGACCTGCAACGGAGTGAACTGTTGCAAAATCTGCAATCGGACATTGGAATTCGATGCCGTCGTAGATGCGTAGGTGCCACGAACGTCCGCAGTGGTCGAGGTTGCAGTAACAGAGGAAGCTAGAACCACCTGCGCCGAACTCAAGGCAACGAATACGTTCGTTGTGAAAGCGTTGGACGAAAGCTGGATCAGGCTGAAGGCCCCCACATAGGGGAGCGCACCGGGGAACCCATAGGTATCGCTATATCCGATCTGGATGCCAGTCGAAGTAATGGTCGTAGATGCCGCGATAGCGGAAAGGTACTTCCACGCCTTGCGGCCCACAGTACCGTTGGTCGCACTGGTGGTAGACGGAATGATGGTTTCCGTCATCTTGTAGCCGTACATATCGCGGCCAGCGAAAGTATAGCCACTGTCCAAGTTCGACGTGCCGAAGACGCTCAGGCAGCGGCCCGTTCCGAAGCCCGGGTTCCACATATTGACCTGACCGGACTGGCCATAGCTGATATACGGCGAAGTGCTACCATCGATCACGAAGAGCGAAGTCGAAGTTCCAGTCTCCGGCGCCGTAATCGTGACGCTGGTCATGGCTGCGCCGGTTGCGCCAATCGTTACGACACCGCCGGGGGTGTTACCCGTCGAAACGGTCGTATTGTAAATGCCGTTCGAAGAGATCGACGCGGGGACATAGTCAACGTAGGCGTTGTTATTGTAGAGCCCCATCACCTGATACTGGGAGAAAGCGTACCCAGACGAGGAGTTACCCGTCAGAGATGGAGCCGCGCCCGGCTTCCAGTTATAGAAAGGACGCGGGTCCAGCATACCCGATCCAAGGTCGTTCATGCTGGGACCACGGTCCTCATTGTACTGTAGGACCCCACCAGTCGAAGTCGTGGTGATCCCGAACTGGAGATTTGGACCCGAGTTTGCAGAAATAGGCATCTTCTACCCCACTTAGCTCGTCGGGAAGTTCCCGTAGACAGACCGCCAGTCGTAGTAGCCGAAGCTATAACGCTGGTAGCCCTTAACCAGAAGGTTGTCGGTGGTGAACTCCACGGACATATCCATTTCGAAGGGGATACGGTTCATGAAGATCAGACCGTCAACGCTGGTCAGCAAGAACCACGCGAAGTTGCTGGTGAGGTAATCGTTGACGATGAAGCCTTCCTTGAAAGAGTCATTCATGCCAAGGATGGCGTTGACATCGTTGTCCGCGGTGCCGGGACGCAGTTCCGACCGGAACAAACGGAGCGCAATCGGCTCCAGCGCCGGAGGAATAACCGCCTTGCGGCCACGGGCATAGATTTTCAGGCCCGCGTTATCGCGCCAAGTCGAGCGAATGTTGATCGCTGCGTTAAGCAGTGAGGTTTCGTTCAGGTCTTGGTCAGTGCCGGGACGGTTACCGATGGTGGTGCCATCGATCGGGTGCGCGGTAGAGAACAGTGCCACGCCGTCACCGCCGACGGCTGCGTTATAGGTCGTCCCCGTATTGAAGACGTTGGCACCGTAGATTTCCTCCGTCTGGAGGAAGGAAGCCATCAAACCATCGTTCGATGGGCCAAATTCTGCCTTGTAGAGGTTGTCATCGATGGCTTTGCGGGTAATCGCGTAGCCCAAACCGATTTCGTTATGTTCTTGGTTATAAACAAAACGCTCACCGGCTGCGTTATCGAAGGCAGTCACGCCACCTTCCTGCTTTAGCTGGGCGTAGCCCAGATACCGCATGGAAGCCCGGCGTTCCAAGGCCATTTTACTGTCAGTGACAGCAAACAGCTTGTCCCACTGACGTTCGATCTGCTGATAACGCCCGCTGACGCCCCAAAGGCCCGGCAGCAGGAGGTCACGAATTTGGGCTAATGCGACGGGCATCAGTTAGCTCCTAGTTAGGCCGGGGGAGCATTGTTCTTGCGATCCCAGTTATTGGGAGCGACAATCACAATGTTGCCCGCGCTGGTGTTGTCGGTACCATTGACGACCGCATTGGTGCCGGGGAGGGAATAGTTGAAGTTACCAGTGGTCCCGACCCAGTTGCTCCAGAGATCCCAGAGACGGAACGTGGCCGAGGAGTTGGTGACGGCGGAACCGCCGGTCGAACCCAGCGCAACGACCGAAATACCAGTCGTGGTATTGCCCTGAGAGGAGAGGTAGCCGGCCTGAGAGGAGATGCCGAAGCCGGAACCGATGTAGGACGAGGTGATCGCCGAACCCAGCGCCGTCGAGGTTTGGACGATGAACAGCATTTCAGGGTCGGTGATGACCCATGCCAGCACGTCGTTGGTGCCCGAAGAGGTGTAGTTCGCGTTGGCGAAGAAGGGTGACCAGACTTTGCGGCCCACGGTCGCGCTGTAGTATTCGCAACCCTTGAAGATGCCGCGGCAGAGGAAGCTCTGGAAGGTCGAGGGCGTGGTGATGTAGTTACCACCGCCGGAGCCGGCGCCAGCGGTCACAACCGGGTCGCCAGTGAAGTAAAAGTTCGTATCGGACGATGCGATAACGAGGGTGTCAAAGCCAGCTGTGGGCGCGCCACCGTCCAGACGACGGAATTCGCGGAAGCCAAACGGGGCAATGATATTCGCCATGATAACTCCTTTCCCGGCCGAAGCCGGTGGTTAAGGGGTCATCACAGCGCGTGATGGAAAACTAAGAACAGCGCGTTCTTAATATGTAGATATTTATGACAGAAACTAACCCGAAGTCAAATCCCAGCAGCGTTTCTGGATAATAGTTATGGCCTCGCCCTCTTCGGTCTTGGTTTTTGAGAGCTTCTGATAGGCAGGATTGGCCAGCCAGAGGGAAGAATAATCCATCTTATAGGAGTTCAACCCGGGTTTATGGTGGTAGGCCACAATCTGCGGATATTCCGGATCAAAGTCATGAATGGCTATAAAACCGCCCTCACGAAGGCAGCCGTCAGCATTAGCAACAATGTGAAATAACTGATCCCGATCAGCCAGATATAGGCAGAAGCCAAAAATAATAAGGTCGAACTTGTTGTCGTGGAATCCGTACATTTCTTCTGCGGTGCCACGATATAGCTCCAATTCCGGGTATTTATCTGAAGCTTCTCTTATGGCCGAGGCGGAAGGATCAATACCAACGCAAAGGCAGCTATAATAACCATAAAGCTCATGCAGATACCTAGCATCGCCGCACCCCACTTCTAGGATGGATTTAGGCTTGATCCCGATGCCTAGTATAGCATTAACCACGCTTTTCTTGACGATGGCGCCCCGGTTCCGCTCATGATACCGGTCTCCCTCGCCCAGCATAAAAGCTAGCGATTGCTTCATTCCTCTGGAACCTTGAAGGGTTCATAGGACTTCTTAACACCAGAGACACGTTGGGCCGAACGATGCTTGGTATCAAATCCTATACCGTCAATATCCCCGCCCCCAAGCTGTGCTTCCTTACCACGAACCTGCTCCCGCGCACGACCGAAGTCTTTTTCCTCGACGAGACGACACAGTTCCTCCGCACGCTCCATGAGGATAAGGCCATCATATTCGATATTGCCGGTATAGCCTTTTGGCGTGAAAAGCCCCGGATGGCGCTCTGCTGGCACTGGAGTCCACCCACGTCTTTCAAAGCGCCCGATGCGCCGCGGCTGTACCTGCCCAAGGACTGAATAGGTTTTCCACTCGTAGCGCATGCCGTCCGGGATCACTTCCGGCGGGACAAAGAGGAAATTGGCTTCATCTTCCTCTTCGATCTGGCGGACCAAATTCTCGTCTACCTCAATGCGAACTGGAGCCGGTGTTGCTGTTGGATTATTTTTCGGGGGCCTGCCCATCTTACTTCCTCATTAGCTCATACATGATAAACGCGATCCCAAACCCAATCAGGAACGCAATGAAGTGAACCTGACCATCAGTTAAGCGTACCATCGCGCTTCATTTGTTCCATGCGCAGATAGCCCTTGGCATAGGTGATTTCATCAACACCAGCCATTCGAGCGGCTTCGCGTTGCTGCTCAGTCAAAGTTACCCGCGTCGATGTTTGCCTGCCCGTAGAAGGATTGTGGGAGGCTTTGGAGGGCCTTGCTGCTACGGGGGTGGTAACTCTGGAGGGAGCTTCTTCCTCTTCCCCTTCCTCTTCATCCGCTTTAAAGCCAAGGCGTGTCTCAAGATAGTCGAAATACTTTTGACTGCCGGGGCGGAGACCTTGATCTTCGGCTTCAACATGTGCTCCCTGTAAGCGCATATTTAAGCGCTGATCTGATAGTGTGGTTGGATGAGACCTGAGCCATTCTTTCTGACTGGGAAGCAGATTCGGAAGGCTATCGATATATTGATCTACTGTCGGCTCTCGCTGGCGCTCCTGCGGTGGATTTCTACGCGCCTCTTCTAGGCGTGCAGCCTCTGCGCTTTTCGCGCGTTCGATAGCATCCTTGCCATCTTCCAACTGAGCAAGCTTACTTTCGGCTCTGGCGATCCTGCGGTTCGCTTCGGCAACGGCTTTATGATCGCCGGCCTCTGAGGCCAGAACCACATCTCTCTCAGCACCTTCTGCCTCAGACTTGGCGGCGCCAATAGCATTGAGAATAGCCTCGTACTCTGCGTCTTCGGCTCGGATACGGAAACCACTTTTCTCCTGATACTCCCGTCGGGCGCGTTCCTCTGCTTGCTGACGGGCATTGATTTCGGCATGAATTCGTTTCTCGCTCTCAAGCTTAGCAGCCCGCATATCCTCAAGCTGCTTCTTGAGATCAGCAATATCTTCTTCGGGCTCCGGAGCGGCCCTGACTTCTTTAGCCTCAGTCCGAGGCTGCTCCTTTGGAGGTTCGTCAAAGGGATTGGCTTCAAGTTCTACCGTCCCATCATCAGGGGGAATTTCTATCGTGACAGGCTTTTCCGGCGGAACTTTGTCAATCTCTTCCTTGGTCTTCAGCGGCCTCAAGCGGGGCATTAGTGAACCTCATAGGAATTCAGTAATTCAATTATCCTATTGGCAACTTTCAATAGGTCCTTTTTCTCTTCTGCCTGTAGGCTCGCGTTGCCACATCCATCAAAAGCTATGCCAATTCGCTTGCCATAACTCTTAATAATGGGTGCTATTTCTTCGTTTTTAATATCCATTAGAAATAATCCTCCGGATTACGGACCTTCATACGGATAGAACGGTCAGTAAGCATACGACAAGCAACGCCCCTAATAGTGACAGGCCAACCATCACCAATGCGATATACCACCCAGTCTCCGGCATGAACGTCTTGCCCCATAAAGTCGTTTTGATCGTCAGAAAGAAAGGCAGTCTTACCTTTTTTCACTACTAGGCCGACTTTTCCCTGATATTCATCTTCCGCAATGTTCTGATCAGGCCGAATAATGCCCCCAGAAGTCTTTTCCGGGCGCACATAAGTCACAACCAAGATTTGATTGTGCATGACTTCATCCCCGGAGGTGTCTCCGATGGCTTCGAAAATTGCCTTTTTGGGATCGGCAGCCTGCGAAAGAAGTGCGGTTTTACGGGCTAAAGCAGCATTTACCATCAATCTCCCCGAATTTCGGTTTGGACTTGTTCAATCTCTTCTAGGACACGGCGAAGCGCCTGAAGATAACCCAGATTGTACTTGTATTCTTGTATGTCTGGGTAGCCCAAACCTGTGGTCATCGCCATGATGACCACATCCTGCATCGAGGCTATTTTCTCTTTTAGAAGCCTTTCAAATCGGCTGTCCAAATTACTTCGGCCCCTTTGGCTTCATGTCGCCGGGGCCGCCAATGGCTTTAAAGGGCGGCGGTCCAAGGTGGTTCTTTTCAAGGCGTCCCGCACCTGACTTTGAGCCATGCCCAGCAAGGGGATAGTTCTTCAGCCCATACGATGGGCCAACCATCTGCCTGATTTTCTCTTTCGGGCTGCGGTAGACTTCCTTGCGCTCCGCCTCTTCGCCGTCATAGCCAACCCGGCCGCCTTTTTTGAAGGCGTCCTTGGTGTTGGATGCAGCGCTCATGACATTGATCTTGCCACCGCGCTTCATGCCCATGGCCATGTTGCCGCGGCCACTGTCGGCAGCCTGCTTCTTGTGCTGCATGACATTGGTGCTCTCATAAATGCCGCCGCGCTTGTTCTCGCCCACGGAATTCATCACGGGAATGTCCATGTTCTTCTTCTTGCCGAAATTGCTGCTTTCGGCTTGCTTCTTGAAGGGATTTCCCACGTTAGCAACCTTTCTCTTTGAACATCTTGTTGAACAGCTTCTTGTCAGAAGCTTCATCGTCCTCTGCCCTGCCACCCTTGGCATAGCGCCTGTGAGCCTTGTCAGAGTCACTTTCAAAGTTCCTGACCGTGCCCGTGATCTTGGCCATTTTCTTGCGGCCGGTGCGATGGGCGTCGCTCTCGTAAGAATGACTCATGATGCTTTCCTGAACCTTCTGGTAACAACCCGCCGGAAACACAAACTGGGCATGATACGCTGCTTACCTATTCCCTTTTCGAACCATTGTACCTCAATATTCCGGTCTTGGATTGCTGTAACCGTCATAATGGGGCCGCCAGATTTGAGCCGTACTGTAGCGCCAATTGGGAATTCAGGCAAAAAGCCCCGCAGTACAACCAGATTACTCATGTTTTCTTCTTGGCCGCCGGCTTGGGTTTCGGCTTGAGCTTGGCCACCTTGATCTGCGCATCTGCCCCAATCTTGGCAATCTTCTCCTTGGATTGGATCTCCTGCCGCTTGGTCACCCGGTCCTGCCGGTCCATGTTGCGCTTATGTTTAAGTTCGGCGCTTTGGGTCTTCTTGGTCTGCTCTAGCTCGGTATCTTGCTTCTGGCCTAGAAGCTGCATCTCATGTTCATGCTTCTCCCGGGCCATTTCCATGTCATGATCATGTTGCTCACGATCCATTTCATGCTTCGCGGTCTGCTCCAGATGCTTATGGTGCAGATCCATAACCATGCCGCCACGCTTGAATTCCGCGTCCTGCTTCTGCTTCTGTTGCTGCAACTGAGCATCCATTGCAGCCTTGTGCTGGTCCATAGCGATCTCGTTACGCATTTTGGTCTGCTCGTTATGATGATCTACAATCATATCGAGAGCCTTCATCTGCATATCGTGATGGCTTTCTTGGCGGTGAATGATCGACTCATTCTCTATCTGCAAGCGATCATGCATTAGCTTAAGCTGCTCGATCCTTTCTTTGGACTGCCGGTCCATATGTTTGTCTTGCGAAGTAAGCTGGGCAATCTTCAGCTTGATCTGCGCCTGAATCATCTGAGATTGCGCGTTTTGCTGGTTGGCCTGTTGCTTGGCCTGTGCAGCAATCAGGTTCGGGTTCGGGGGAGGAGGCGCAGGGGTCTGTCTAAATAGACCCTCTGGATCGATACCTGCGATCCGCATGATGCGAGTATCCACAGCGATCGGATCGTAGAGGTCTGGGGCCCCCTGCTGCAACGTTTTGATAACCACAGCCTTAGCGATGCGGTGCATGCTGGTTGGGTTGTTGGGGTCTGCAACCGGAACAAGGTTGTTGTCATCTAGGGCTTTAAGGAATTGCTCCTTCTCCCATGGGAAAGCTTGCTTCTTGTCATGGCGCCAGAAGGCTTCCGGATCTTCGCGGAAGCGCTCTTTGAGGAGCATGAATTCTTTTGCCTGAGCTGACGTGAGGCGTTTATGAACCGCATCCATCGTTTTGGTGGATTGTTCAATAAGAGCAAGAGTTGTCCCAACAGGCGCTTCTTGATTTCCCTCGCCCACATTAAGTTCAGCAGTGCCTCCGACTCTTTGGCCAAGTTGCTGGATGTTGTCCGTAAGTTGCATGAACGCACTGCCGGGTTCCTTGTAGGGCAAGGGCATTACAGCATGCTGGATCGGCAGATTGCCCGTATCCAAGGGAATGCCGCCGCCGGGAGGAATACGGAACTGATTAGTTAGCTGCCGCCCGAATTGTTTCGAGTATATAAATCCCGGAAAGCAATTAAACATACCAGCGTCCAGCTGGATGCGCCAAGCAGCTGTAAGAGCAGATGTTGTGTTTCCAAGGATATGTATAAGACCAATGCCATAAAAGCCGAGAGCGCGCACAAAAGCGAAGTCAACAAAGTATTCCTTCGCGAGGCACATTTTATCTTCTTCTCGCCAGTTGCGGCGGATGGCGAGGATTTGTCGGCTATCTTTGTGAATTGTAACCACATAGGGAAGTTGTAATCCCGTGACTTTGCCTTTGTGCTTATGCTCGAAACCGGAAATATCCAGTTCGCAATAGCACTCGTAGATTTCGTAATCCTGATCTTCGGCTTTTTTAAGCTGATCAACGATGCCCTGAATTTCCCTTTTCTTCTCTTTCACAGGGTCCGCAAACTGATAGGTCTGATAGTTCATCAGTTCGACATCGCGGTAAGCGCCTACGATCTGCATTCTCACTAACCAAGATTTCGGCATCTTGATCCGGTGAGTGATGCGTCCGCAGTTCTCTAGATTTGTTTCCGCGTTTGAAACAATCAGGTCTTCGGCGTCGATGCTTTCCGAGACGGGCCTTCGCCTGATAGGACAGTTGAAGACCTTCTTGATGCCCTGCCCACCGCATCCTACCCAAAACAGCATCCGATCTGTGTCAGGATAATACTCCGTTGCTACTGACGTAATCCAATGGTTCAGGTCAATCTCCAGAGCTTCAGCTAGTTCATCTTCAGCCGAAGACATGCCACCGGGGATCACCGGCTTGGGAGGCGCCATCATGCCAGTAGGCGGCGGGCCCGGAGGAGCCGCGGGAGGAATAACCCCGGGCTTGCCAAGAGCGCCTGCATTGGGCGGCATCAGGGGCCCGGGGCCCGCAGGGGG